ATGTCTGGACTGATCAATCCACATGCGGCCCCGGAAGAAGCAGCCTATGCGCTGCTGATTGAGCTCGTTCGCGCCCAGCGCGTGCCGCAATATGAAGGCGAAATTTCCGGCCTGCTGGCGATGTACGACGAAGCCGTTAAACACTTTAAAGAGAAAGAGACCGAGCGTTAGGCATGGACATCGTGGTGCGAGAAAAGCGTGACGCCTGCGGAAGCCGCGCAGGCGTTGGCTGGATAGCGGCTTGGGTCATCAGCTGCCGCGGTAGGTAGAGTATCCGTACTGACTGAGCAGCAGCGGGATATGCAGTTTTTGATTTTGCTTTGTGACATTGAAAATAACCGGAATCACCGGGAAGAACGTATTCATATTTTGGCTTTTAAAATAGTCACCGGTTTTAAACGTCACTTTATACACCCCCGGCTCCATATTCTCCGCCTGCGGATAGAGCGATTTAATCCGCCCATCGGCATCCGTTTTACCGGTGGCGATATGCTGCCAGCTCTCCCCCTGCTGTTTATCCAGCTCAATCTGCACCCCCGGTGAAGGGAGCCCGGTTTGCTGATTAAGAATGTGTACGCTGAGCGTCCCCTCTGGCGCCGCCAGCGCGCTGAAGCTGAGCAGAGAAATTACGGAGGCGATAACTAATTTCATAATCGTGACCTTATTGGGCAAGTGAAAGTGCCCTAACTATAGTCAGCGCGGCGGGGAAAAAAATTAAACTTTTTGTTATCAGTTTGAGTTGATGGGTACTGTCTCCACACACAACACGCTGAACCGGTTTCCTCGTAAGAAGAGGAAGTGTCTTATGAGTAGGTAGCCCCGTGCTCTTAGTAACAGGATACGGTGACACTAAGTCTATCAGGCAGGGGAAATAGATTTGCTGGGTTCAAATATCACAAGGTAAAAAGATATACGCCGTGGCCTCTGCCGCCTCTACCAGAACAGTGCTTACTGCAAATGGGCTGCAGTATTCGAAATAATCATTTAATATTATTTAAACTACTATTCCAGTGTAAGTAATCACCTGGTTCAGATATTGATCGTTATCATTGATTCTCTTGTCGCCACGCCTTAACCATCTCCTTTGTTACCTCTTTCTTGTAGCAAATAGGTGAGTACCCACCAGCTTTGCTCCAGGCACTGCGGCCACCGCACGAGCTGCCGTTCCGGGCGGTATTGAAGGGACAGGCACAAGTACCGGGGTAGGATGCGACAGAATCATCAATAATCCTTTGACTGACCTGATCATCGCTTAAGGAATTCGATTTGGCGATGGAAATATCTGATGCAAAGACGCAAACAACAGCGAATACGGAGATGGCGACGAATTTGATGTTCATTCGGATCTTTCCAGGCAGTGGATGAACATCGAGGGTATGCTTTCAAATAGTGTTCAATATTGATCTATAACAACTGTACTTCACGCCAGCTTAAAATGCGATATTTAACCCAGTCAGACAGAACCTAAAGCTATAATGACTATTAGCCTGTTACCGGCAACATATTTTCACATTCCTGCAGAGCGCTTATTCTGCACTCAGCTATAACCAGCATTAACCATTCTGTTCGATATTACAGAGCAGTAATGCTGTACTCTGACTGGCCATCGTCCGACAGATACTACAAGACATTAGAATCATCGAAATGGTCCGTCGATATGCTCACCTGGCACCTAACCATTTAACTGAGCACGCACGTCAAATTGACTCAATTTTTGCAAATTTTTGCAGAAGATGTCCCAAATATGTCCCACAAGGAAAAATCAGCGACTGGAGGAAGTTGATAAGTGATTGATTATTAAATGGCACCCCTACAGGATTCGATATAAACACATAACAAACTGATTTTATTTAACTATGTAGGTTAAGGAAATCACATATACCCCCAAATGTACCCCCATATATTTTTCTATGGCCGAACATTGACTATTTATCGCGCAATGTTGGGTGCCAGGAGCTTTCTGCTATACCGCTAATATTCCCCCGTCCAAAACCGCTTCATAATTTACACACGGAAAATTTCTCTATATACATGCAAAATGTGTTGGTTCGGTTGGTTCAGTTGCCTCAAAACGTAAAGACCATTGTTTTATTTGATTATTTTTCAAAAAATTGAACCAACACCATCCGATTTTGAACCAACATTTAGCTGAGTGAACCAACATCAGCCGCGAAAATGACGTTGCGTACAGGCAGGTTTCGCGTTCTGGATAGAAGTAACAAGGCAGCTTTCTCCCCGTGCTATCTGAGTAGTGAGCGAAAAATTTCGCTGAGTGTATTTCACCTAATACCAACGGCGTTTTAGCATAGATATGCTTGTGCTCAATCTCGATGAGATCCATCCGGCGTATTCGATAGCCAGCAGTTCATGGGCGAACGTGCCGCCGTTTCTTCCTTCATCTGAAACTATGCAAATCTGCACAGTTTCTTTTTCCAGTTCGGCGAGCAAAGATTTTGCGGTTTGAGTACGCAACCACTGGGCAGGTGCTTTGTTAGTGCCAAGACCACTCGCCTTATGCAGCGCATTCAGGTTGAAGCGTCCGGCAGTAGCCTTTTCCCCCTATGAGGGGAAAGCATCATTGCTTACGAGCCCAGTTAAACATGACAGAAGAGACAAAGAGTTAGTGTTGAACAGTAAATGGATAATATCTGGACGATTGAATATACATCGGCACATAACCAGGAGTAATCCTCTGCATTTCTGATAAAAAACTTGCTATAAACCCTCCTGTTTTAATGCATGTGGTTGAATTAATTAATGAAAAAAGCTTTTGGTAAAAAAGAGTTGTTGCTGGTGGTTCCCTTATCTATGAGTACAATCGATCGCCTTGAACACAAAGGACAATTTCCAAAACGCTTTTATATTACCGATGGACGCTGTGCGTGGGATGGTGATGAGATCGAACAGTGGCTCGACGAACGTAAGGCCAATAGCCCTAAAGAATTCGGGAGCCAGAAACCTGATGTCAATAAGCGGAAATATCGACCGGTGAGTAATGCAGCATGACGGCGCTGGCGCGCCACTGGGCCAGGTGGTCAGGTTGGTACTGGAACCTGGCCGCCATCTCCGCCTGGCTGTTCCTGCTGGCGGTAAAAATGGCCTTAAATCAAAAATAAGAGATCTCAGAATAGAGTATCTTATTGATTTTAATGTAACTAAGGCGCGGGGGGGGGGAAGTGAGAAGACAGCAAATGAGCAGGGTGCTAGGCTGTTAGCAAATGTTAGTATTTCTCAGCGCATCTCTGGGCTAAAGTCAGAGCGTAATGAGCGCAACAAAATTAATGCAGACTTCATCCCGCGCTGATGGAAATCGACTAGATAGATGCGCTGTGTGTTGGATGGAGCACGACGGCCATGAAGTCAGTGGCGCGGCTGCCGAACTGGTGGCGCTAGTCAATTACATGACGAGCTTCCAAGTTCCGATGTGGGATCCTTAGACGCACCAGGATGGACTGCTATGCGCTTCAGCTGCTGCAGCAAACCGTGTGGAAAAGAGGTGCGTTAAAAAGGCTTAAGTGCAATCTTCAGAGATACTTTCTTCCACATCCACTATGTTGCGCATTGCGCATTGCGCATTGCGCATTAAGCAACCAACAAACTTGCGCCCCCCTATTACATGCGTGTAATATTACCTTAAGGGTAAACCCCGTTTGATGAAGTTTCTATACTATGAGGTGATGTCATGCGAAACGAAAGATTGCAGGTGCGTAGGGCACAGGCTGCCGCAAGACGTTCTGTTAGAGAAGGCGTTGAGTTCGTAAAAGTAACAATGACAAAAGAGCATGCAGCAAGTGTGTCTCGCGCTTTCTATGATTCTCGTAATGATAAGGGGAATTATGAGTTCGTCTGCGTCGCAGAATAATAAAGATCAAGTTGTTACATACAAGGGTCGAGTACTGCATACGCACAGCTTCTCGGCCCTTTGTGCATCTGACCCTGAACTAAAAAAGCTTGCTGATGCGTTTTTAGCGTTCTGGAAGACTGGTTACCATCCAGAACTTGGTAAAGATGCAGCCTTCGCTCGTCCGGCTGAAATCCTTAGTCTCAATGTACGACACACTCATGCAGATACCAAAGACTACGTACCAGAAGATAGCAAAAAAGATCACTCTGGGAAAAAATCTTCGTGGGATGCATGGAAAAACATTGCCTCTGTTAAAGTTAAATACACCCCAACTAGCGATAGTTTTTTAGTCTATTCGGTGAATCACAATCGCGATGCTCTTGTTATGTTTTTTGTGGATAGTGATGCCCACAGCAAGACAGAAAAAGATGAGTTCAAAGAGGCAGCGATAGCGGTTAGCTATTCATTTTTTGAAAAAACAAAAACCCAGCCAATGCCACTGGAAGAAGACCTTTTCGATGAGAAATGGGAAGAGTAAGCCCGCACCGCGGGCTTTTTTGTGGGCGCTTCTGCTGCTTTCGTGACATGTCACGCTATTCTTTGTTCGGGAGCGCTTTACAGCGAAACGATGTCTGCATAGCGGCAATGACTAGGCTCTCAGCTGAATTTACACGCTGCTCAGGATTATCATTTAAGTATTTATAAACGACATCGGCATATGTCTGTAACCGCCCATTAGGCTGACAAAAAACCTGAGCCCCCTCAGCACCATAGGCATCAATCATTGATGCTACATATCCCATGAATACACCAGCCTGAAGATGATTATCAGGCGTGCTGCGCCCCCCTTGCTCAGCTTTTTTATACTCTTGAGCATATTGGTACAGCTGTTGGCCATCATAAAATTTTGCTTGCACAGGGGCCAAAAATGAGCAGAAAAGGACGCAAGATATATATTTAGCATTCATTATTATTTCCCTAACATGAATTGCGATGGCGGCAACATAAATGTATTACCCTGATCTTTCTGTACACGCTGCTCATAGCGCTCAAGAGACCCAGGTGATAACCATTCCTGCATGCGGTTCAGAATAAGATAGTCCATTCCCTGACGCACACCAAGCAGATTGAGGAACGGTGTATGGTTGATACCGAAACGGAGAAAATCTCCGGCCTTTGCATCGCCATCTCGGGCCTGCAGGTACAGGTTACGTAGTTGATCCACATCTCCTACAAATGGCCCGGCCAGGCTGGATGCCATGCCCCCACCGAAACGGTTATATTCGCCGAAAAGGAAATCCCCCATCAGGCCGGCGCCGCCGCCTTGTACCATCGCTGCCATGACTGATTTATGATCCAGCGGGCGCGGTGTTTGCCCCTTGACCATGAGTTTTGCCTGCATGGACAGATATCCAAAAGCTGTCATCCATATGAACAACTGAGCAAAGCCCTGCCATTCTCCGTTACCTGCAAACATCGCTTTGGCCAGCGCCGGAAACTTACTCTGCCCAAGGGCCGCCGGCGTGTAACCACGGCCGTACAACTCCCTTCCCAGGGTATTCTGCATAAATGACGCTGTGAAAGATTTGAACTGCATCATCATTCGAACGGCTTCACCAACCGGCGTGCCTGGTACAGTACCGAATTTAATTAGCGCATTTGTTCTCGCCCCAGGCTCGGACATAGCAACCTGAATACGATCGAGATAGTAGCCTCGGAGTTTACCTGCAAGGGTTTCCCGCGCATTGGCGATCGCCGCCGAACTGGCCTTGATGTTCTGCGTCGCAAGATATTTTTCAATGTCGTGATTGGGGATAAACTGAACACCATTAGGGGTCATATGGCTGTTACCGTTCAGTTCGTCCATCTGCATATTACGGAATACCGACCACTCATGCTCACCGATACCACTTATTTCAAGTACGCGGCGGAGCTCGGGGTTAAGCTTTGAAAACTCACTGCCAGCATTACGCGCCATCCAGTTGGACATGATAAGACCGGCGCCCGAACGCCCGTTCTCGGTCCACCAGTTAAGTAGGTTGTATTTGAAAAACTTCTGCTGAAGACGGGCTATCTTCCCTGGGACAGAAGTATCACCCGAGAATTTGGAGATCACTTCATTGCGTACAGCATCAAAACCGATCCCCATATAACTGAGGATTTCTTTTTTCTCTTCGCTGCTGTAGCCCTGCAACTTACCCATAAGGTTTTTGCTCATCGCCTCATAGATATTCATGCCCTGATACCGCATTTCCATGGACATGTTGCCTATATCGTTAAGGGATGAAAGCGTTGCGCTACCCAGCTTAGTCATCCCCTCAACTGCTCGAATACTGGCTCCCATTTTGGCCAGGGTTGCATTCCCTGGGATATTGGTAAGCCCCATAACCTCATCAAGCTGCTGTTTGAGCATACGGAACTGACCGTTAAGATCAGCCACTGCCGCGGGGTCATTTGTCTTTTTAATACGCAGCAACTGATCATCAAAAAGACGCTGAAACATGTGCTCAGGGTTTGTTCCGAGTACCCGCATCAGACCGGTTGTTTTTGCTGCACTATCCAGAGAGGCGATGACAGACTCGCGAATATTCCCGGCGCCGTACAGTTTGTTGTATTCGAACCAGGCATCACCACCGGGCTTAAAAATGAGTTCGCGCTCCTGGCTGGCACGTTTGGCTATATTGGATCCGCCACCTTTGAAGCCCTTCAGCCACTCTGAGGCGGGCTTGTAAGTCAGGTGTGTTCCCGATGCCAGGTTGTTATAGACGTTTTGTAGGTACTCTTCGCGATTAGCTATGCCTTCAAAAGTGCCATCATCCAGCCGCGGCAAAATAAAATCACGCCATCCCTCATATCCTTCGGCTCTGATTTTGTACATGTCGTGGCTCTGGCGAGTGATATATCCCGCCAGCTTACCTACCCATGCGCCGGCTCGATTTTTATCAAGACGCGTGACTTCATTCCACTTCATTATGACTTTGCCAAGTGCTATCGCCTCTTTAGGGAGACCATCGGTAGACTCCCTGCGCCCCATACGGTCAATAGCTCGGGCTATATCAAGATCGTACTCACCAGATGAAAAGGCTTTTTCGTAACCTGTTTTATCGATGTCGTGAAAGAAACCACCATTGTATTTACCGCTCAGTTGCTCCTGCTCCCTGGCTACTGATTCACGGGTTCCGGCCGCATATTCATTACGCCCGACCAGAATGGAAGACAGTGTGATATCAGGGCGATCTGCTTCGCCTTTGCCAAAACGAGTATTGTTGAGAAAGGCCGAGTGTTTTTTGTAAATACGCAGGTTGATCAGCTTCTGCTGAGTCTCAATGGCTTTTGCCAGCCTCTCGGATTTCATTAGCTCCTCAGCAGCCTGGAGCGCAGCCCCCTCATTTGAAATAGCAGCATTCTCAGCTTTGATCCGCGCTATCGTATCATCCATGTTGTTAAATAAACTCTGCATCTCTTCATCGGTCAGAGGGCGACCGGCGGCAGCATTTACTGCTTTTTCGCATGCGGTGAGAAAAATATTATCAGCCATTCAGTTTCCCTATACGGCACATAGCCGCAGCTTTGATTGCTTTTTCCATGGAGGTATCTGCTGCCTCATGTTCAACCTGTTTCATTAAAGCGGCGAACTCCGGATCATCAGAAGAAATAGCGTCGTTAATCTGGCGCGTATAATTCAGGTTTTCTTCTGCTTGTCTCAATGCATCATCAGTAGTGCCTGACTCACCCGCTGACTTTATCTGGATATCAGCTGAAGCACTGGCCGCCACATCGTCTTGCGCTGCTGGGATGCGTCGAGGTAAAGACAGATCATCAATAGCCGTTATTTTTTTCTCCGGGTCTACCAGATTGAGGAACGGCTCGATGTTTACATCCTCCCCCCGGTGCATCTGGGCTACGGCTGATCGCATAGCCTGATTACGCACCATCCAGTCGGCCTCACCTAACTTCTGAGCCGCACTTTTGATACCTTGCGCAACCGGGGATTGTCGGAGTGACAAGCGGATCTCATCGGCTCGCCGGGAGACTTGCTTTGCAAGCGGTTCGGGAAGTTCCCCGCGAGAGATAGATGCCAGTTCCTGCGCAGCTCTGGCACCGTCCTGGTGCTCTCCAATACGAGAATTCAGTTGTTCGATCTCCGTCTGTAACCGCTGGCGCCGATCATTCAGTTGAGCCTGTGCCGCCGCACGTGCTTCCCTGAACTTCATCCTCTGCCCCTGATACTGTTTAGTAAGCTCGGGCAGCGATGCATCAAGAGAGCCAATATTTCTGGTCAGACTTTCCACCTGGCGCTGAAGTTCACCAACGCCTGTTATCTGCCGTGATGCCAACTCCTGAAGATTATCGGCATAAGAAGGGACAACATCGTTATAGGCCGTTTGCTGCGTATAGTTCTCGCGGTAATGATCGATGCTTCTAGCCAGGTCATCTGCCGGCGCTCTGGAGAGATATGTTGGCGAATCAGGAAATATGCCCGGTCGCATAATTAATGGTTCCGCCGCCGGTGATTCGATGGGAAGACCATTTTCCGGAGATGGCGACTTTTCGGTTGCTGCACCTGGTACCTCATTTACCCGGGAAGTGGACATATCACGGGCTCGAAGCGCATCAGCCACAATCCCACCACCAGCGTGAAGAATACCACCGCCAATTGTTCCAAATAGAAAGTTGGAGGCGTAGTCTCCCATAGTAAAATCATTACCCTGGGCTGCTTGTCCTTCTGCAACCAGCGGCATTGTTGCTGCTGTCTGTGCTGCACCATATGCACTTCCCTGTAGAAAACGTTGGCCAGCACGGCCAAGAAGTGTTGCGGCTCTGGCTTCACCAGCGAAAGGGATAAGCCCTATTAAAGCGTTACCAGGATCCGCCATGCTGCCCATTAGATTAGCCATATACTTCAGTGGAGTAGAGACGGTACCCGATGGAGCGCCTTGTAAAATCTGTTGCCTGTTGAGGTGAGCCTGATGGTCCTGAATAACAGCGTCAACATAAGGCTTTGTTAAACCCGCACTAGGAACATTGATAGATTCAATTTTATGTTCGCCGAATAAACGCCTGGCATCTTCCTGGCTATATCGCTCTGCACTGGGATCAATATTTAGCCGGGCAAGGCGTGATTCCTCACCCCATGATACGAATGGACCTTCGTTGAATCCTTCAGAAACAGACGCGCCAAGCGAGCGTAATAGCGGCTGCTCGCCCTCGACTGGCAAGGGGTTGTTGCTTAGCGGGGCACCGGTATAGAACGCCATTATTGGCCTCCTCGTGTATTAAGAGCATCGCGCAATACATTCCTCGAGGTGTCCGGCTCTTTTTGGGGCTGTAGGTTCATCCCATCCTGACCCTGGATCACCCTGAAGGCATCGGACATAGTGGCATTAACATTTGGTGTATAGAACTCAGAGGGTGGAGTAACCTTTCGTTTTTCGCCCATCCAGTTAAGAACGGCGCCGGTTGTACTCGGTTTTGCAATTCCAGACTTGCTGGCATCAGCAAAGCTCACATGGATAGGAGCGCCATGCTGATCCAGAATAGGAGTGCCGTTAACTGTTAGATAAACACCCTGCTCATTTTCGTCTGTCACCCATTCAGCGCTATTCTGTATCTGCGCAAGATTATTCGCGGCATTCTGCTCTGGCGTCATTGATGGAATATAAAACATACTCCGACTGCCAATATCATCTACCTTGAGGCTATTGACGATATTACTCAGACCGTCGGTAACATTATTCTCTTTCAGTCCCAGGCTGTTAGGCATTCGCCATGTATCAGTGACCGTATAATGATCGCCGATCATTTTTTTATAGGCTTTTTCTGTTGCAGCCTGAGCATCTTCCCCCGATGCCATGTAGTAATAAGCCAGGCGCTTACCTTGCTCATTGATATCAGCAAGCGTTTCCGCTCCACCTTGTCGCTGCAGGCTAAATGTCGGCGATGCTGCAGAAATTAGAGAGTTCCAGGCCGCGTCTACACCTTTGGCTTGTTCTCCAGCGTTCTTCTTCAGCTCTTCAGTCTTCACATTGCGTATGGTAAACATCGTGTCAGCAGCGTTAGGGTCGTTTATCGCTGTAGCAACCCTTACTGCCGCTTTGGTTTTTGGCTGCAACTGTGCTACGACAGAATCACCGTAACGGCCAAAGCCAGCAATAATCCCCTTCAAGTCAGAAAAGTTCATATTACTGTTATCAATTTTTGCCGATATTCCCTCAACTACACTCGCTGGTAATACACTTTTGCTTCGGATCCCAAGTCGGTCTTTTTCTGCCTGAATGCGTGAGGCCAGATATTCACCGGTAACCTGATTATTCTGGTACTCCAGGAAGGTTGATTGAACTACCGGGGAATGTTGTTGCAACCAAGTTCCGGGATCAGACTCGCGGGCATCATGAACCTGCTGAAGTTTTGACAGGGCAGAGGCATAAAGCTCGCTCTTATATTTGGAATTCGTCTCACCCTGCTGGGGTTGTATAGACTGAACGGCTGCAAGACCTTGCTGATAATTACCTTTCACGATGGTCTGATAGACGGGCTGCAGACTCATGGCTTGTTGATATTGCTGATAGGTTTTCTCCAGTTGCATACGCTCAGCGGGCGAAGCCTGCAAAGGCATTACCGCAGCCCATTTCTGTGGCGTGACTGGATTAACAGAGCCCCCAGCTTCAAGCGTTACCATGTCATCAAGCATCTGGCTCTGCAGCGCTACGCGACCAGCAGCGGCCTGCATGTCGTACATACCTGCAACTTTGCTCATCATGGCTGATTTGTTCTGTGGGCTCATCGCATTCCAGAATGGCTGGTTGATGAGGTTTTCCATTGTGGCCTGACCAGGGATCGCCAGCGCACCTCCGGTTACTTTTGCCACATAGTTACGAGTTTCCTCATATGGAATTGCTGCGGCGAACTGTTCATTGCTGACGGCACCGGTACGCGGATCACCAATTTTTTTTATCCAGCCATCCACTGCACCAGGTCCCGCGTTATACGCCGCCACCGCCAGTACTGGGTTATTATCGTACTTCTTCATCTGTGCGCCGAAGTAGGCTTGGCCAAGTTTTGCGTTATAGTGCGGATCGTTAAGCCACTTGTCACGATCCCACTCTATACCAGCTAGGCTGGCAGCTTCAGGCCCAGTACTCTCCATCACCTGCGCGACACCCACTGCACCTTTTGGTGATACCAGTGGAGAGCCGTCTTTACCGTACTGATTCCCGCCGGACTCCTGCCAGATCATAGCGGAGAAAAGCTGCGATTCACTTGGCGTATCGGAAACCTCGATTCTCCCATTCGGCCCAAGTAGTTGCTGATACATTGGTGTATACCAAGATTCGCTCGCCCGGTTCGCTGCTTGCTCACGCCATTGAACCCAGTTTGATTCGATCTCTTCGGGGCTTTGTCCATGCGCTTGGCCATAAGCCATAATTGAGGCTCTGGCATTCAAAGCTGATTGGTTGAACAACTGTGGATTTGATATAGCTTGCTGAGCTTGCAAGGATAAATAACCGTCTTGCTGACCGGACTCATACTGCCTACGTTGTCCTAATTCATGCCGCTCTGCTTGAGTGGCAAATTGCACTCGCTGCTGTTGAGCATGCTTTAAGAACACATTTCGTGCGGACTCAGGCAGCGTGCCAGCAATAGTTTGCATCTCGTTATCAAATTTCTGGATATACCCAGGAGCCTGACCAATGGCATTTTTCCCCTGGAGAGTCATCAGACCTTCCTTAGGATCATCCATCAATCCGCTCCCAACAGCATAAAGCCTTTGAGTCGCATCTTGGGTTAGTGCAAGGTCCGCTTGCTGTTTAGCCTGTCCGAATACATCCAACGCCTGACTACCCACATTCACCAGCGCATCGCTGATATTTGGCTGAGCGACGGTCTGAAATCCTCCGGTCTGCACGCCGCGGCTTTCAACCTGGCGGCCTTGTACAGTTGGCACTGTTGGCATAACGAGACCTCCTTATGGTTTGTTTCTTTGGATAAAACATAAAGCATCCAAAACACCGCATGGATAATCCGGAATGTATGATTGAGCAACGCTGTAGACAGTACTGTAACGCTGAAGTAACTCTAAAATGAGCAGTCGCTCTTCAGGTGGCAATTTATTAGCCAGTGCTTGAACTTGCTGAAGCAAATCTTCGTCAGTGATATACGCTTTCATAGTTACCTTTATTAACCCTAAAACACTTAACATCTGCATGAATAATAAGCAGTTGGTTATTTTGCTTTGTATCAACAAGTTAGAGCCCTTAGCCCAAATGCTGTTGCAAGGCTTTGTCCACCAGACCCCTTGCGATTTCATGGATAGTTGGCGCAACGCCGATGCCTGATTGCTGGCGCTGCTTTTCCTGAATTTTTCTGATTGCCTGAATCTGTGCCTCGCTGAGCAAGACAGGTTTGACGGACTGTTTTGACATGACCACCTCCTGATATTTATACAGTTATTTTAATTTCATTTAATGAAATGATCATCGCTTATATTGCAATTAGTGAAAGAATAAATTCGATCGTTATCAGAAAGGAAATTGATTGTTTTATAGACTTTTGTGGAGTCCTTAACGAAGATTGCGTAATGACTTGTCACCGCTGAGTCTCAACTTAACAAGGAAGACCTGATGCCCTTACCCGAACGTTTTAAGCCAGCCAAGATAAATCGCCAGAAACTTAAAGAACTAACGGACGCAGCCGAAGAAATGCTGTCGCAAATTGATAGTGGTGCTGACGAAGATGATGAAGAGCTAAAAGCGATGATTGATGACTGGAACAGGCAGGTAGTTAATCCGTATGAATTCTCTGATTTCCGTGACTTTTCCTCATGGACCGACGCAAAGAACTTTACCCGGATGGCATTTAATCAGGAGAAATACGTTGTGGATTTAACCTGGGATGAACTCGTTCAGATAATTAGTTTCGTGTGCAATGCTGAAGGCAAGGAATCGGAACAAAGCTACGCGCTGGGATTGCTGGAGATAAACTATGATGCCAATCCGTCCGATCTCATCTACTGGCCTAATGAATGGTTCCAGAATGTAGACATGCTCCATGTAGATTTGACGCCTGAAGAAATAGCCGGATACCTGATGGCAAGATCTGGCCGGCTTCTAAGCGATGCGCCACAAATCGACCTGAGATACCCGCTACCTCCCAGCGCAGCAAGTTAACACCAAGAGATATCAACCCTGATGTGTCTATACATAGCCAGAACATGTCAAACCTGCCCATAGATAGGCAGGACACACCATTCCTGCCATACATAGCCAGAACACACCGTTTCTGCCTATAAATAAAATATGGGCATTTTGATGAGGCGGTATGATTCTACGTGAAACGCTCACACTGCCATGCAGCAACAGCCACCAGCATGAACAGAATGATAGGGAAAACACCCAGCCCCTGCACTTCGCATAGAGAGACACTCCTGCAGAGATACCAATCAGGCTCAGCGTGACTGGCCAGGTAGCCATTGTCGTCAGGTAGGACACAAACCGGTAGTTTTTTTCCCTTAGTTCGCATTCTGGTTGCTAAAAAACTTCTACATAAAGCGGGCAGGCGTGGCGGGGAGACGAACGTGCGCTCATGGTTGAATTAGTGAATTTGTGGTATCAAATGGCTAGGTTTTTAAGTCGTTGATGTTTAGCTGTTAGGCATAAGTTTCATCTGTAGAAGGAGAGGCAGACATGGTGACGTTAGTAGACGACTGTCCAAGGTGTGGTTCACAGAAAATTACTTTTGATGTTAATGGATTGAACCTCATGAAGGTTTACACAAACCTTGGTGCAGGAAAAACTTTCCAGTACGAGATTTACTGCGTTTGCCGAGAATGTCGACAAACAACTATGTTTGTGTGCTGGCCTTTAGAAAAAAATAAAACTTTAGATGGTTATAATTGGGGTGGTGGTGGTTTTGGGCTAAGAGATGTTGCAGAAGTGGGCAGACCTATTTCACCAGCTGACATAGCCGTAGAAGATCCACCAGAATTTTTGCCTGAGCATATTAATAAAGCATATGAGGAAGGAGCAAAATGTTTGGGAATTGGCTGCTATAACGCAGCGGCAACAATGTTTAGGCTGTGTCTTGATTACGCAACAAAAGGTCTAGTTCCTGATGGTGAACATGGGCCAGCACAGAGAATCAAGAGAAGCCTGGGGTTAAGAATGGAGTGGCTTTTTGACAACCACCTTTTACCAGAGTCTTTGAGGGAACTGGCTGAATGTGTCAAAGATGATGGAAATGATGGCGCACATGAGGGGGTTTTGGATAAGGATGCTGCTGAAGATCTAGAGGATTTTACCTACCTTTTTTTAGAACGGCTTTATACTGAACCTCAACGCCTTATCGAAGCTCGGACAAGGCGTGAGCAAAGACGAAAAAAATAATTTTAGGATCATTCCTCTTCAAGATTGTAGGGCGAGAAAGGAATTAAATTCTCGCCCAACTAGTCGTTAAGTTCTTGTAGTCGCTTCTGTAGCGGCATTAGTTCATTGCGGACAAAGACCCGGCTCGCCTTTTCAACATCACTAAAGCCGCCTGTATTGTTGGGAATGATACCTATCATTTACGGAGGGATGCGGGGCGCCGCCACCATGTCATCGCGGCTAACGTTCTTGATGTTCGAAAACTCATGCTTTGCCGCAACCTCCGACAATGGGATGATCTGAATGCTGTCTTTTTGCCGTTGGACGAGTACGAAAACAAGTTGCGAAAGTCAGGGAGCACTCAAATACCTAGCATTCAGCTTACTATCTAAAAATCATCGTCATACGGCGGGGTCTGGTCGAATCCTTCATACCCGGTAGTGGGCGCTTGATGTTCGTGAGCCCGTCGTATGGCATCAGTAGCCTGTCCTTGTTGACCTGCTATACCGCCTGGGCGTGCCGTTCTGGCACTGAGTACACTGTCCGCAATAACCTGATAGCCTTGCTGTGTATCTCCATCCTGACCAGTCCACTGATTGAGCTGCATATTGCCCGCCACACTGACAAGGTCGCCTTTACGGTGTTTGGCCAGCGTATCTGCCTTCTTCCCAAAGGCAATGACTCCCAGCCAGAAGGTAGCCTGCCCGTCCCCTGCCGCATTACAAGGCAGCGCAACCGCCAGGCGGGCCATAGCCATGTTCGTACCTTTTCCTGTTGTTCTGGTTTGCGGGTCGGCCACCAGCCGGCCATACGCTGAAATTTGAGCGGTCATAGCTGTACTCCTCTCTTCTGATGCCTGCACCTGATTCAGTGTTGGTTCAAAATGCCAGTTTGTTGCCTCAGTGTTGGTTCATTTTTTAAACATGAAACCTTATAAAACAGATATATATGACTACTGAGGCAACTGAACCAACTGAACCAACACCTAAACTACACACATGAAAGAATGCTTTTACTCTGGTTGGTCATCGTCCGGCAAATACTGCAGGACATAAACCCGAATCTGTCGCCCATCAATGCGTGGTGACTTTCTCTGGAACCCCCGGCCTGACGTCGGAGGCGTTAGCATGCCAGCTTTCTTCAGTACTTCGGCAAACTGACGAGCATTAAAGCCGCGGGCAATCTCCCCTTCGAAGGCCGCCGGGAAGGTGTAGAACACCATTGGGTCGGCATCGTGGCCACCTTTCTGCCGGTATCCCGCCATATTGGAGATCGGCAGACTGGATGGGTCATACGGGAACGGTGCAAAGCGGCTCATACCGTAGGCATTCAGGAATGCCTCGGTCTGCTCGATAATCTGCTGGTGCTCTTTGTTCCCGGTACCAAACTCTCTCAGCCAGGCGTTATAACTGTACTGGATAGCATCCCGACAGGTCTGCTCATCCCAGCCGGTGATCACATTACCTAACAATAGTGCGGCTTCCAGAATGGCAAACCGGGCGCCAACACGATGGACCTGCTCCCCGTAATCCGAAGGGATCAGGCTACGCCAGCGCTCTTCCGTTACCCTGACAGCGCTTACCGCTTCTTGCTGGTGGTCCGCCAGCCACTTCACCCACTCACGCCCTGCCACTCCATGGTGATGCTGGTATGCATCTTTGAGAGCATCAGCATGGTGCTTACCATTAGCATGCTCATGGAAGCGTACTGCCCGCCGCATAGGGATATTCAGCAGGCGAACCAACTGGCCCGCTTTAGCCTTACGGCCGGCGCTGGCGATGAATGTTTCAAGATCCATCTCACCAGTGCTGATTGCCACAGTACGCCAGCGCTTGAGATCGCGGTTCCCTCCCTCCTTCGCCCCCTGCAGCTTACCGGTACCGTTAAATAGCGCATAGGCTGATTTATAGACTTCCACCGGGTCAGCGCCCTGGCCAATTTCGTCTAGCGGCATCAGCGCGTCGTTATGTGCGGCGGCTTCATTCGCCAGCCCCAGCGCAGTACCGTACCAAGTGAGACGCAGTACATCTGGATTGCCGTAAAGACTGGAGGCCACATTAGCAGTGGTAGTCTTACCCGCGCTCGACTGTTCGTAGAGGTGGATACCGAATCCATCAGCACCAGCAAGGCCAATCAGCGGGGCGGCCAATGCTGCGGCTACACCAGTCATCATCGAGTAATTCCCAAAGGCAAGACGTCCTACACTCTCCCTCCAGCTATCAACGGTGCCGCTGGTGGTGTAACCGGATGCTGCAGAACTCCGTCCATTAAAAAGCACCGGTTGTTCTGGCGTACCGATGATCTCACCATCGGGCATGATATAGGCGCCACACTGCCAGCCCGTAGCATGAGCAATGCGCCATACCTCACCATTGGCACAGCTCTGAAGCCAGTCGGCTAGCGTTGCGCGTAAACCGCTCTTAGTTGTTACATTCACGCCACCGGCTTTGAGCGTTCGCCAGCCTTCACGCTCACCAATGTCAGCAAAGGGTATCGCCTGTACGGTTTCACTCTTCGCACCAAATGCCTGCCAACGCAGGATCAAATACCGGGTTTTACTGTCATCAATGCCGATGCCGATAACCTTAAGAGCAGAACATAGCCAACTCTCACGGCAGATGATCTCTCCGGCATCTTTGTCTGATTTGGGTTCAACCCAATAAATACCATCAGCACGGCTTTCGACATGAGGTCGCAGAGATTCAGGTTTTGATGCGCCCTTTTTCCCTCCGTTGATCACTTGCAGTTTCGCGGACACTTCAGGCTCCTGCGGTTGATACATCGAATTCTTAAACGCCGTTGTAGCGGCTTCTAGTCCATGCTGCTGGTGGTAGTCGTTCCAGTCGGCCTTTTTCACCGTTGGAGGTAAAGCCACCCAGCCAGAGACAGCCTTTGCAGCTTTCTCCGCAGCGTCTTTGCCTGTATTTGGCTCTCCGGGCTTAATATCGTTGTCGGCAGCAATGATGATCTGCGCATTCGGGTAACGCTGATGCATGGCCTGGGCGACGGGCTGCAGGTTGCCTGCGTCTATGGCACATACCGTCAGTGCTTCCGGGCGTATCAGATGGACAGATAAGGCTGTTGCCAACCCTTCAGCAATTAAAACACTCTGCGGTGCGTCTGCTGCGTTTACAGCATGGTATGCACCTCGCTTCGCCGAGCCGGCCAGAAGACGTTTTTCACCCTGCTGTGTAATTGTCTGTGCAGCTGTTACTGTGCCAGATTCATCAACCAGCCCTAACAAAAGCGAACCATCCGGCAGAACAGGGAAGGTAAACCCAACCAAACCCTTGTTCATGAGGTATTCGCTTTCACCCTCGAAAGCTGTTTCTGCAAGCCCCTGCCAGTGGCTCACAAATAAACCGCGGCGCTGTTCTATTTCAGCCAATTTGCGCCGTTGGCGTTCCTGCTCGCGCTGCTGGCTTTCGGCTTTCATTTGTTCCCGCTTCTGGCTAGCTGTCGCTTCGTCCTGTTTCACCGTCCGGTAATCAATACCCAGCACATCAGCGGCAAGCTGCGCCGCCTCCGTGGTGTCACAGTTGTTAACCCGCTTGATTAAGTCCAGCCCGTCACCAGCGCCGCACTGGTTGCAGATAAAGCTACCGCGGCCGCCATCATCGAAACGGAAGCGATCCGAGCCTCCGCAGGCCGGGCACGGTGCGTGCCGGCGCGGTGAATCCGGCACATCGATATGCAGCCCAGCCAGCACTGTAGGCCAGCGATCAGCTGCAGCCAGGGTAACTTCACGGATGAGGTCGATATTTTTCATTCGCAATCACCATCTTCCAGACGTGCGTTATGCTCTAGCTTTTTCAACAACTGAGTACCAATAAGTTCGGCGGAGTCTACGAGGTGGCTTTTGGTGTGTGGATCGCTGACATCATTAATTGTTCTTAGGATTGCCAACACACATTCTGTTTCGTAGGTGAGTTCATCGAGCAGATAAGGCTTCTCAGCGATCGCTGTAGGGAGGCAGTTATTACGCATGATCCACCTCCGTCAGACGGATGCGGCCAGCGAAAAAACAAACATGATCACGCACTAAAGTGCGACGGGCTTCGCGTTCAGAGACCGCGGCAACGTGGAAGATTTTTACAGTGACGGATTCGATATCGCGGCGTATAGCAGCGATGATCCAGATAAATTGTGGATTTTGGGTAGGGGTAGTAGCCATAGTGGCAGCCTCTATACAGTGAATCGTAAATTCACCACCATGAGACGCCAATCTCAGACTGGTGGTGAGCTGAACAAGGTTGGCGTAACCGGCCTGTATAGACACCGGCCTTCCTTTCGGAAGCCTCATCCAGCCCACCATAATTTGGGTGTGCAGGAATTTTGCCGACAAAAAAACACGCTTAGTGCGTGTCGGCACTATACAGGTTATCAGGACGCCAATCCCGGCACCAGATTTTGCTGGTGCCTTTTCAACATAGACTAAGTAGCCAGGCTCTCGCAACTGTTTTTTGCGTATAGTCCCTGCAATGTGATTACAGCTGCAATATATGGATACAGCGCGAACTGCAGGCGAGCAGGGAGGTTGAATTGGGTTAAACATTTTCTCCCCCCAGTAACGATTTTGTGCTGAGTAATGACGCAAATGTATCCATTCTGCGTGCGACTTCCCGTACAGCATCCCCCGGACTCATTCCGTTATGCACCGCTTCGTTAAAAGCCGCTTGTTCAATTTTCTGTATTACTACCAGCAACCCTAATTGCTGCTCGTCGGCGGAGCCACGCTCACCATCCGACAGGCCAGCTACGCGATTTTCGGCTCGAGCCAAATTGATGTAATGATGACGCTGCGCACCCAAGGCCTTAAGACCATCACGACTTTCATGATAACCAGGCAAATATTCGCGACGAAGGGGTTCAACGGTACGGCGTTTAGAAAATGCTTTGGTTACATCGAGTTTAAATTGATTCATTCGCAAAGGATCGCGCCCACGAACAACACGACACATGTAATCAAATTGAGCTTCGTTCAACAAAAAGCAGCGCTCATGTTTAATTCCACGAGCCCCTACCTTTTTCACTGCTGCTGTTTCAAACGTGGGCAGTGTTCCCAGTTCAAGAAGTTCTGTTTTGTGTTTTCGAATAAGTGCATGAAGGTTAGTTGATTTAATCCCTATACGATGAGCAAATACTCGTGAATCAATTCGAACTTCCTGTTTGTGTAGGGTAATAAATTCTCTCTGGCTGTCTACAGGGTGAGTTAAGCCCTGCCCTATGAGGGCATTAATATTTTTCATCGCTGGTTACCTGAGATTAATTAGTCAGATTTAAGGCTGTATGGACTGTTTTCTTTTGCATCAGGCCACCTCACCACGCGATTCAGCAATGCGTCGCTCGATCCACTCATCGATTTCACCTTCAACAAACGCGATTGCGCGAGCACCTATCTTGATTGGCTGAGGAAAGCGATGTTCGCTAATCAGTCGGTAAATCCATGCTTTACTGTAGCCTGTCCTGCGGCGGACCTCAGATAAACGGATTAGAGTTTTAGACATTTTTAACCTCAATCTACGGGAGATGACAGTAGTAGAATGCGGTAAATGCTTATCGGTTAAAATACCAAAAACGAGGGAAGTAATTAGTTATTTGACATGACAATAAAAGATTGTAATTTCATATCTATGTCAGGACAAAAACAATCATTTAAGGGACTACTTTGTCCCTAGTTCGATTTCGTTATCTATCTTAAAGTACCTACTGTGGGCATGTTCGCCATCACGCATCGCCCTACACAATGATTCCCAGCATCGTTGAATTGTTTTTCTTTCTATATCATTAACTATGAAAGAAGCGCGGGTAAATCTATACACTAAAGATACAAAACTTCTATTTCCATTTATTGAATGCTTCATATACAATTTCAGTAATTCGCTTACAAAAGCACGTTCTGACAGAGTCTCATCATTCCTATTAGTTATTAGAATATCGAGGATTTCATTCGCGGCAATCATATCCCACTCGATATCTCGATGAGTTTTTTTATCAAACAGGTATTTAAAAACCAGTTCCTTTTCAACAACAATTAAATTTTCAAGAAGTGATTTATATTTTTTTATTGCATCAACTCCGTTAACGTAGGCAGTGCGTAACTCTCCTGACACATATCCATACATAATAGACACGAGTTTTTCATGAAATTGAAGATAGCTATTTTCAAAAGTTTCCACTTCTACTTTAGAAAAATCGTAAAGTGCATGCCAGTAATCAAACCTTTCTTTATTATTCGATAACTCTAATAACCGAGTCAATATCACATATCTTGCATATCTATCGGGCTGGATAGAGCAATCAAATGGAAACCCAGCATCATTAAATGACTTCCTTATATATTTATCATCAATTATTTCTTTCCAGACAGCATTACAATAGTCCAGTTCTGAAATTTTGACATATCCATCAATGGATTTTTTAACCACTGACATATACTCTTCAAATTCAGAGTGTGTATGTATAATAGAGTAAATAAATGATGCTGGTTTGGTTTTATAGTTATAACTTACTTTATAGAAACTAAGATCATTTAACAAACTAGCTTTGGGGATCCATAAAGGCTTATTATCCCGCAAAGATGATATGACGTCATAACATCTTTTTAATGAATCAGCATTTAACACACGCCACCTCACGCCCTCTGATTTTGGCGGCTATGCCAGCCCGCAGAGGTGTACGGGTTTTCGGGGATCAGCCTAGACATAGCCTATTCTTTGTTCGTCTACCCAAGTCTACTATCGTCTTTATATACTGTCTATGCATCCAGTTAGGCACGTTTCCCGAACGAGCCATGCACCACATTTTCACCATTCTCCATCGCCTGCATATAGTCGGCATACCACTGGAGCATTTCCCGCCGGCCGTCCAGATACTGAGCGTGGTTGTATGTCCCGCGGATTGAGTTCTTATCGACGTGGGCCAACTGCGTTTCAATCCAGGCGGTGTTATATCCCTGTTCATGGAGGATGGTACTCATGGTATGGCGGAAGCCGTGCCCGGTCGCTTTACCGTCATAACCGATTCGTTTAATCACCTGGTTAATGCTGGCCTCACTCATTGGCTTGCCGGCATCATTCCGTCCGGGGAAAACATACTTCCCTCGACCGGTAAGCTGGTGGATTCCTTCAAGCAGTTCGAAAACCTGAGTTGAGATAGGAACGAGATGTGGCCGCCGCATCTTCATTCGCTCTGCTGGGATATTCCAGATCCCTTTATCGAAGTCGATATCAACCCATTCAGACGCACGGAGCTCAATTGTCCTGAGCCCAGTAAGCATAAGCAGGCGGGTAGCATTTCGAGTCACCACGCTGCCGCTATAGTCGTTCAGAGCTCGCAGAAAGTCAGGTATTTGTTCAACCGATAAATGAGGGAAGTGTTTTTGCTTTGGTGCTTTTAGAGTACTGGCAAGATCGACCACGGGATTATGTTCTGCTCTGCCGGTGATGACAGCATAGGTGAAGATCTGCCGGCAGGCTTGACGTGTCTTTTTGAGCTTATCAAGTACTCCACGTTGTTCCATCTTGCGAAGAACAGCCAACATATCAACGGGCTTAATATCAGTGATCGCCCGGGAGCCAATATAAGGAAAAATATCTTTTCTCAGATACTCCAGGATATCGCTGGCATAGCCTGCTGACCAGTTCAT